GGTAATTCAGCACTGATCATTTTACTAAATGCATCATTGCCTGTTAGTGTACGTTTCATAAATCTAATGTTAATTGTAAAGTTTTATTTATAGGAACAACCTCAGCAGTACTTTCTATTTTAAGAATCTCATCATATATTTTATCAAGATAATACTTTTCATTGATGTTATATTCTTCCCAGTCTGCTGTATATGCCTTATTAAATAAAGTTTGCAAGTGTGGTCCACTTTCTAATTGTATTTCTCTTCCATCAGGATTACACTTAATAATCTTCATACCCTTTTTGGATACAAAATATCTTACAAGCTTTTGCAGTTTCTTTGTATAAGCTACACTCTTTTCTACACCTCTCTCTTCAAAATACCAATCACCTTTGATCTTAGAACCAATACAGTAATCAAATATATTTCTATTAGTTTTGATGTAGTCTTTAGGATCAACTCCATTTACAAAGTATTCATACCAAGCTTTTGGCACAACAAGCATAGACTTGTTTTTATGCAATGGTAAATCATCAAACTCAAATCTACCTTTACATTTAGTCTTGCCATCTGCATAAATAGCAATGTAATTATTTACATCACCTATAATCATTTTGGAATATTCAACTGATTCTAGTTGAAGTTGCGTCATATCTTCCCATTCTTTACAAATCTTAAAGAACAGTTCTTCGTCTTTCTTGTCAACAATAAATTCTAAACCATCTGTGTTTTGCATTAATGGTTGTGCTGTTGGTATTTTTACAGCAATCATCTCATACAACATAGATAATAACAATTGACCATTTACAGTAATTCTAAAAGTCAATTCTGGATCATACAAGAATGAATACTTACTCTTACTTAAACCATAAGTAGAGTTCAACACAATCTTAAATAGATAATTCAAAGGGTCTGACTTTGGATAAGTCTTTCTCTCTTCAAAATACCATTCATATAACTCACAAAAATCTTTCTTAGGCAAATGTGCAGGAGACCATTGATTCCTAATAGCTAAATTAGGATAGAAACTAGTAACATCCACACTAAGAATTTTCTGATGAGGTTCAGGTTCATATATGCCAGATTTAATACAACCATGAATGCCACCTAACGCATAGTCAGTAGGCACACCTTTGTATATCATTCTGTATTTTGGTCCTTTCTTTTTAATTTGATCATCACTACCATCTAATATAGTTGTATCCACAACCAGGTTTTTAAACCAATTGTATACACCAACAAATTCAGGTAAATCAAACTTTATATAGGGTAACAATATATCGCGTATGACAACATTCTTGCGATATGTTCTCATGTTGCGTATTGTTTTCTTGTCAAGGTTTAACTTTTCAGATAGAAAGTGCAAAAATATCTCTTTAGATATCTTTGGTTCACTTGCAGAATACAAGTTAACATTATAGGTAGAACTTAACTTTGCTCTCAGATTAATCTGATTACTCATTAACTTATCACCTTTCTTACTTGTAAGGTTGAAGATAGCTTTTGTAGAAGCAACGTCATTGATACAATACTCAACAACCATGTCTTCTGTTTCTTTATCAGGAACCTTAGAATAATGTGGGTGAGGCATCTCCTCTACATTTTGCCAATCCATACTAAACTGAGCATACTTTAAGGATGTACGCTTAGCGTTACTATCCCAGTGATTCAGTCTGTATATATCTATGCATCTAATAGTCATCTTGAACTCTGGGTAATCTAAAAATTCACCAGAGTCAGCTTTATTGATGACGTATTGAGCATATGAGTATATCATGCCTGCAATCTCATCACCAGTAGCTCCACAATACAAATAGTGTTCTTGATTAGCCAAGATGTGTTCAGTGATTTGAGCATCAAAGTTTATGTTGTTATAACCTAAATGCCAATCCTTGCATTCTCTTGATTCATTAAGAAATTCTATAAATCTCTCAGTATCATTTTGATATTCACTAATGATAAAAATTTCACGCTTAGAACTACCATGTGCTTCAAACACTGCAATAAAAGAATTGACTATGGTTTCATAATCCATCACCCAGAACTCGCGATGTCTCATATTACTTTTCTTTTATGAATGATTGAAAAGCTTTATGTGATGGGTTAACAGCAAACTTTTCTACAAACTCTCTGATATCAGCTTTCTCAGAAATATAATACTCATAATAAGCATCTAGAATAACTCTTTGCTCTTGTAAGCCTAAAGAACCATCAGGTCTTTTTACCTGAATAGGTAAACCTTTATCAGATATTTTAGGCATCATCATTGGCTTTTGTTTTGCATCCTTGCTGATAATAGCTAAAACTTTCTCAGTTGGATCATAAATTGCCTCATTGAAAGGACAGTCTGCAGTTAATGGAATCAAGCGAAATGTATCAGTGTCATTCCACTTTGCTGCGTAAATCATCATGTTACTCATATGTTATTTGTTTTTAAGGTTTCTTTTTCTGGATTATGCTTGTCACAAAGTTCTCCAACTTTTTGCAAGGTTGCAACTGGAACAAGTAATATTTCTGCATAAGATTTATAATACTTCTTAGGAAATAAAAATGACTCAATATATATCCATTCTGCAGTATGTATACCATAGTAATCAGATATCATCTTTTTAGCATTAGTACTAAAATTAGAGTACTTACCATCTAGAAAACATTGATAATCATTTTTAAAAGAATGCATATCAAATATATATGCAATTTTGTTGTCATCAATTTTTTGGACATAATCCAACATTGGATGATTCAATAGAACTTTTGTTTCAAAGTCAAACCAAGAAGCATCATCTTGTATTTCATAGACACAAATCAACTTTTTATCATTAGTTGATATTTCATCAGGCCAGCTCACATATGTTTGAACTGGCTTGAATGGAGTAGATTTCTTTTTTAGTCCTAACAAAGGATATAAAAAAGTGTAAGACTTTTGGAAATAGTCTTTGTAGATACTTCTTATCATAACTCTATTTCATTATTGTTGATTAAAAACTCATATGGAAGATCAAAATTCTTTGTATCAAAATGAAAATTTGCTTTAGTAATTTCCTTCTCTAATTTTTCTTCCCATTCTTCCATTGTCTTATCTGAAACTTTGATAGGAGCAATTTGCATAAATGGATCTACAACAATAAATCTAAAAGTTATTTTAAAATCAGCATATTGAGGCTGAGACGTGTATACATGCTCTACAAGCTTTTTATACATAGCAGCCTGAAGGTAATACTTAAAGTACTCTATGCTATCAGTAAATTGAGTTATTGCTTTACCAGTTTTCTTCAAGTCATTGATTCTAATTTCTTTATTGTCTTCATCAATAACCAAGTTATCAATGATTCCTCTTAAACCAAAATTATGACTGTGTTCAAACTTAACAAGTTGTATCTCATTAAACTTTTTAGTAAGACTAAAAGAGTCTGCAAAGAATCCCATAATGTCCATTACATTAGGAGTTACTTTAATTTTATTTACAACCTCATTGCAGAATGTATAAATATCATTATCAATAACAGTACGCCCTTCTGCTTTCTTAAGATAATCAAAGTAAGCAATATTTTTAGGTATTATCATTTTCTCTACACGTTGTGCATCTGTCTTTAAAGACTGATATAAATTCACATCTTTTAGAACATCAAGAATAGCATCAGAAAATTCTTGTAAGCTTTCTCTAGAATCACCATGTGCATGTATTTCTTTGTAGTGATTGTATATAATGTTAATTACATTACGTGCATTGTCAGATGGTAAGTCATCAATACTGATTACAAACTCTTCATCAAACTTTTCAGGGTTTAATAACAAACAATGAATAAGAGAACCCTCCATTGTATTTTTGTCATAAGAATCTTCTCTTTGGTCCATGACATAATGCATGTAAAAGTTAACAGGACTAAACGCTAACTTACTTAAACCTGAGTAAGACATTAAAAAATCCTTAGAATAGAACTCTTGTTCTTTCTGGATTCTTTCTGAGATAGGAATTTCAACCAAATACTTCTTCATACTAATCACAATTACAATTTTCCATATCACCAGGAAAGTATTTACCCATTATATTACCATTGTAGCTATTAGAGGTAAGCACATCATTTTTAATTTGATGCGCAATCTCACAAAAGCCTAGATATTTTTTAGAGCAACATACTTCAATAATTTCTCTCTTAAAGTACTTAACATCAGTCATTTGAATCTCTTCTTTCAATTCTAATGATGAGCCATAATACTTCTTCCAATCAGATTCTTTAACTACCTGCTTAAACTTTTTCCTGGTTGCAGTAGCCACTTTCTCTCTGTTGGAAATCTTTGTCTTTCTTTCAGAGTATAAACTCTTCTTTCCAATGTAAAACCTGTTTGTCACAACATTGGTTATCTTGTAAACAAACCCTACAGCATCTTTGCTGTTAGGTAAATCATCAATTGAAAGTATTTCTCTTTCAAGACCACTTTCTTCTCTGTAAATCCAATTACTCATTAGTCAAATTTTGGAGCATACTTGTCCATAGCAGCATGTAACCTTGGATAAAAATCTTCCAATGCAATCTTTTTACCATGATGTTTTACAATATCACTGATATCCTTTTCTCTTGGTAGATATATAAAAGGCAAATTGTAAGTTTCTTTGTAGAACTTCATTGCTTTTATACCTGCATCATCACTATCCAAGCACACAACTATGTACTTATACTTTTTTGCAAATTGTTTTAATTGCTCTTTAGTCACTTTTGTAGATTCACTATCTGGAGCTATACAGTCTATTGTTAAACCTAAGCTTTTTATTGCCATTAAATCTTTTAAGGAAGATGTAATCACAAGAGTAAGGTGATTCTCTAATTGCTCAGAACCTTGTATATAATCCTGTATCTTCAAAAACTTGCGTTTTCTGTTATATGGTTTATAGATTTTATACAATTCACCTTCTTTTGTAAAGTAGCCATATGATATTTCATCATTGCTAACAGTTCTCAGTTCTTCACCTGAGTTTGCGTCAATCTCTGTCATGCTAAAAGCTTCTAATGGTCTAACATAATATTTAGTAAGCATACTGCTACCAATATTATATTTCAACCAAAACTCTGCATCTTTCTTCATCCAGTTTCTCACAGTATGATTGGTAACTTTCCAGTTTGTAAATTCTAAATCACCTCCATCAGCAAACACATCATCACCATTGTTTACATGTCTTGTGTAATCATTGATAATTCTTTTACATGCATCTACAAAATCAAGTTTTAGAATATATGAAACCAGATTTATACCATCACCATATCTACCACTAGAATGACATTTGAAAACATACTTCTTCTTAATCTTATGTACATACAAAACCATAGAAGGATTTGTATCTTTTGGATTAAAGATGCTTTTAACACTCATAGATTGTCCTGTCAGTTTGATTGGTATGTTCATATAATAATTGAATATCCATCCAGATGGAATGTCATCAATTTTTAAATGATCTTTACTATTAAACATGGCGTAAACTTAAAAAGAAAAAAAAGGGCAAGACATAAGTCTCACCCTCCTTTATAACAACAATATATTATTCAAATGGTAAATCTAACTCTGATGCTTCAGCTGGAATGTCAAAGTCATCAATAGCAGTTGTAGAAGCAGCTGTGGTTGTAGTTGGTTCAAAGTTAGCAACTTCTTTATCAGATTCTTCTTTCTTAACCGCACCTTCAGCATCTTTGATAATGTGAGTATCAGCATTGAAAGAGATAAAGTTTGTTGGATTTCTATCTTCATCTTCTGTAGCAGAGAATGGGAAAGTTAGCTTGATATTCTTAGGGAAGAATAATCTGTAGTTAGGATTGCTGTATCCTTCATTGAAATACTCTTTACCTGCAATAGTAAAGTGACCCCATAATTCTGGATCAATAAGATACTTACGTACTTCCATTACATACTCTTCAATAGTATCTGCTTCAACACCTTTAGCATTCATTTTGTCAAGAACACCCATTTGTCTAGCAAGATTGTTAACCCATCTGAAGATTTGTTGATCTCTTTCAATCACTTTACCATCATACTCATATGTACTCATTGGATATTGACCAGATTTTACATAAGCAACTTGACCTCTGTATTTACCTAAACTAGGATTAGATTTATCAATGTCAATTCCTTCAAACTCATCACCTCTATCTTCACCTTCTAACTTCACATTGATAAAGTATGCATCTTTTTTGTATGGTGGCTCATCCAATGTGATGTCAATGATTCTACAATAGTGTGTACCTGGATTTAACAATTTAGGTATTCCTGCTCCTGTTGCTGGTTTGAAATCTGCTGATTTAAAAGTACTCATAATATTAGTTTTTAAAATGTTAATTAATCTATATAAATTTTATCCCAGTGTGTCACTACACTTCCATCTTCTGCTGGTTCAGAAATAATAAATTCTTGATTTCTCAAGTGCTCAGGTCTTGCACCACAAGCAATTTCGTCAGTTGTTGCAAAGCTTAAGATATTCTTTTTACCTTTTCTGTAAATGTATCCTATTGCATCTGAGTTAGAGGTAGTTATACGCTTCAACTTACCTGTCAAATCTAAGTCAAGTGAGTTAAATTCTGCACCATTTTTCTCTAACAAAGTGTCTTTGATATGTCCTACAAAGATAACATGAGGAGCCAAAGTTTTTACATAGTTAAGAATTTTCTCAAAAGCTTGGCGTAACCAAGGGTATCCTGCACCATTAGGCATATTCAAAATACTACCATATTGTGCTTTGTGTTTTGTAAACCATTCTTTACCCATTAGAGTTTTAGAATACAACTCTTCTGCATAAGGAACACACATTGTTTCTAACGCTGTGATTGTGTCTACTGCAATATATTTATAAGGTCTACCTGCAGCTTCTATAGCTCTACCAACCTTTACAATATCAGCAATTGATTTTACTTTTACTTTTAAAGCTTCTACATAGTCAGAACCTTCTTCACAATCTATGATAAGACAATTATCCAATTGTGATAACAAAGTTGTTTTACCAACTTTAGGTTTGCTAAAAATCACCATGTTTTTAGGACTCTTTGTTTCTGCTTTTACCTTTTTAGTAGGTAGAACAAATTCTACTTCTGGTTTTGTTTCTCCAGCCATGCTCTTGAATTTAAAATTAATTGATTTAACCAATGTTTATCTGACATTGGCACATTGTGAGTAATGCAATAATGATCTTTAAGTGTCATATTATTCATGTGAGCATCAGTGTCACCATATGGATCTGATATAAATGCTGGTGTACTTTCCAGTTCTATAGTCATAACTTCTGGTGCATCTGATGCAACTTTATAAATTTCTGCAGTTAAATTCTTACTAGGAGTAGCATTAACTACTTCTAAATCAGAAAGTTTAATTGCATACGTTGCAGTAGATAAACTTGATGTATCTATTTTTACAAACTTACTAGACTTTTCCCAATTTGCATCTGATTTCAATCTATATAACACGCGTTCATGCTTGTTATAATAGTTTTGATCCCAGTCATACAATTCTACATAACAATCTTGACCAGAGTTTAATTCTGATGGCCAAAATCTTACACAAGGTACTTTTGTACTACCAAACTCACTACCATTATAACCTAACTTTGCATAGAATGCAGGACTTTCCAATCCCATATTCTTAAATAAAGGTTCCCAAAATGGTAAGTACTCAGCAGTAATCTCTTTAATGTGCTTTTTTGCTGTTTCAGTTGCCATAATTAAAATTATTTAAGTACTAAATTTTGCCTCCATATCAGGAGTGCTTGTTTCAACAACAGACATTGTTGCATAATCTGCTTTATACCATTGTATGCTAGTTTCTCCAAATCTGTTTTTCAAAACATGCATCGCAAGTAAATATTTGTCAAGTGGTGTAATGATATACTTTTGAGGCCCATACCTTGTAATATTATATTTAGCTGGCCTGTTGTAAGCAATCATAACATCCGCACATTGTAACAGGTAGTCACTACCAAATACATCAGCTTCAGTAGGAAAGTTATCTAACTTACCTGGCTTTTGTCTTTCAGCATTGTCTATCTCTCTGTTCAATTGTGTCAATACGATGAAAGTAACAGGTAATCTGTTCTTCATCTCAGTCATCATTGTAGCTAGATTTTGCAGGGTTATCTGCTTGTTGTTTTCTGTTGATGCCATTCTCACAAGTAGAGTATGGTCAAGAGTAATTACTACAGGAAGTTTATACTCATTATAAAAAGCCATAATTGTTTTCTCCATTTGAGATACTGTCATAGCTTTATCTATGACAAACTCATTGCGAGAATCTTGTGCTTTTGCATAATTAGTCAGTGATTCATAATCACGCTTAGTCAAGGGAGGCATTCCATCATCCTGTGCTGATTGGATATACCTTATGTTAAGATTGGTTGCTGCTGATAACTCACGCAAACCCATATTTCTTCCTAACATCTCAAATTGAAAATGAAGAACCATAAAATCTTGGTCCTTGTTCAGCTCTTGTAAAGACCTGGTAAGTGACCCTGCAATTAGAGTTTTACCTACACCTGGTCTTGCTGCAAGAACATAAAGTGATTGCCATTCAATGCCATTTAACCCAATAGTATTAAAACCTTTCCAGCAAGTCTTAAGTGACTTGATATCTTTACGTGCTCTTTTTTCTACATAAGTTAAACTTTCCTTCAGGATATCTCCATACTTTTTCCAAGGTTTTGTGGCAGTAGGAGTTATAGGAACCTCTGCTGCTCCTGATGGGGGTGCTTTGAACATAAAGTGAATTTTGATGTTACAAATATAGTCAAATCTTCACTAATTACCATAAAATTTTTGGCTTGGAAAGTTTTTCCAATTCTGTATTGACTCTGTTAAACAGATCATTACAGTCCCATTCTTTCTGTTTAGCATAGGCTGCAGACGCTGGGTGTGAAGCTCTTATAATAATTTGTGATGGATGCAACAAGTCTTCAAATTCTTGTGCTTTTTTGCCAAGAAAAACCCAAACATAGGGTTCATTGTTCTTAGTTGAAATGTAATTCAACATGTCAATTAGATAGTTCACAAATGGTTTCCAAATGTGAAAATGTTTGCCAATTTTGCCTACTTCAGTTGTAAGAGAAGTATTCAGCATAAGTACGCCTTGTCTACTCCATTCAACCAAATCAGGATTCATATCCTTGCTCAAATCCTTGTTACCATAAACTGTTCTAGCTATGGCATCATGAATATATCTTAAGGATGCTTCTTTTTTCAAAGTATTGCCACAACTAAAAGAAATACCATCAGCAACACCAAGTTGAGGGTATGGGTCTTGACCAACTACTATTACTTTTAATTTAGATACTGGACATTCTTCAAATGCTCTAAATACAGATTTAAGTGGTGGAGTAAATCTTTCTCCTTCCTCTACAAGCTTCTGTAGGGTTTCAATAACATTGTCAAAGTCATTACTAAGTAAGAAACCTTTCAAGATGTCATTCCATACACCTGAACTCTTTAATTTATTATAAAGTTTTATTGCAAGTTCTTGACTTGTAGGTTTTGTATTTTCCATATTAATTTTTAATTTTGGCTTATAAATCAAATTTTATAAACATGTCAGAAGAAAAAGTTACCAATGAGACAACAGAGCAATTTACTAATGAAGTAATTGATGTTATCAAAGAAGATGCAATTGTATCTATCAAAATGAGTACTGGATACTACAAAAGAATCCAAGAAGCTACTAAATCATTGATAGAAACTAAGTCACCTGGAGTGTTAGAGATTGCACATCAGTCAATCAGAGATCAAAAAATTACAGAAGCATGGGTGTTTCATTATGAAACATTGTTAATCCTTTGTAATGAGTTTGAAAAAGCTGCTAAAGAGACTAATCAAATTCAACAAATGACTGTATCAGAGTTTGAAAAACACCTTAAAGAATCTATTGATGCAGAATCATTAAAAGAAAGTGATGATGATGCTAATGTTGAATCTAACGATGAAGAAATCATTGTAGAACCTTCTTAATACAGGTGTATTCCTAATTCAGAACCCAAAGCAATACAATGCTCAATAACATTTGACATTTCATGCTTTGAACAATCTGCAAAACTTTTAAAATTAGAGCTGGCTTCATCATATAGGCCAGCTCTTTCTTTTATTACATCTTTTATTTCATTGATTGTATGACCTGTTGAGTTGGCAAGTTCTTTCATAAGAGCATGTGCTTTTGCTAATTGACCATTAGTTTTATTAGGGTCAGATGCAATTTGCAAATATGCTTCTATTTCAGTTCCTGCTTTTAAACTCATGTGGAACAACTTTAACTTTGATAAGTCTTCTGGTGAGCTAGGTCTGAGTATTTCACCTTTCTCTGTAATTATTACTTTAATTGTTGTATTATGCATTTTCAAATACTGAGTTAATGTAAGTAATCTTTTCAGGATCTAAAGACTCAAGAGCCTTAGATACCCAATTCATATCAATAGTGTTTTTATAAGCAAGAATGTGTATGGTAGATTTTTCATCAGGATTTAACCTTAACAACCTACCCATTCTTTGTGCACTCTGGCGTTCATTACTGTAAGAATGCAGAATAATACCAGACTTTAAATTAGGTATGTTAACACCCTCATTCAGCTGTTGGACACAAGATAAGATATCAATCCTTCCTTCTTTAAAGTTTAACAAGTTAATCTTGCTATCAGGATTTTTAGTATGATAACTATGTTTGCACACAGCGTCTGCCTGCTCAGTAGTATTGCAAAACACAATACACTTATCAGTCATCATTTTAGATAATTCTTTTGCGTAAATCTCTTTAGTTTTGAAACCCATCATAGCTTTCATACGTAAGATTCTTAGCATCTGTAAATCTTTATTAGAAAAAGTTTGATCAATTTTACTTGACCAGTATTCATACATTGCTTGCTCACTAGAATAAAAAGATTTACCATTTTTCATTTTAACAGGCAAGTTCTTTTCTTTGTTTAGCTCTAAAAGATGCACTACTATACTATAATCATTTAAGATATTATCTCCTACAGCATCATCTGTTATGTATTCATATACAATAGGACAATGGTTGTTTACCATTTTACCTTTTTCAGATGTGACATATTTTGGAGGAGTACCAGTAAGACCAAGTATATGACCAGGATAAATGGTAAGCCAAAAATCATGTGAGTATGTCAAGTTATGACACTCATCTAGAATTACTGCATCATACAAATATTCTTTCTTTTCTAATGATCTGTAAGTAACAAAATCCAATAAAGGAATTAAATGTTCAAATCCATGTTTCTCACATTCTTGTTTCCAAGTATCAAAGATGCTTAGTTTGGGTGCTACAATAAGATATTTACCTATTTCTTTTTTTTCTTTATACATTCTATCTAAGTAAGTAAGACCAATAAATGTCTTACCTACTCCCATAGAAATGCCTAAACCTGCTCTACGCTTTCCAAAACTAGCTTCTATCGCCTTGTTCTGAACTTCTTCTCTTATATTCATTGTTTCTCTCTCTTTTAGGTTGAGCATACTTGTTGAAACTAGTATTATGTTCAGGTCTTTCTTTCATACCTACATGCTCTAATTCTCTTACTCTATCAACCCAGAAGATTCCTAATAAACTGTGTAACACAAGTCTTTTAAAGTATCCTGGTTTTTTTGTCATCCATACTTGGAGACCTCTTTGATCCTCTGCTTCTTGTCTATTAGAAGCACCTAGGACACAATATCCTACAAATTTCTTTTTCATTTTTAAGTTAGTTTACTACCTGATAAATTCATTTCTCTTGCTTCTTTAGGATGAGTTTCTACCCACTCATGGCAAGATAAACACAAAGGTATCCAAGTTGACTGATCTAAGAAATATCTTCCTCTACCTTTTGTGTGGTGTACTGTTAAATTTTGTTTGAACACGCCTAAACAGCCAGGCAATTTTGCTTTACATGTTGAGTTTTCTGGTTTTTCTAAAAACTCTTTGCGTAACTTACTATAAAGAACATCAAGCACATCTTGTTTGTCAGACTTTTGTTTGATTGGTCTTTTGTTACTAGGAGCTTTTAACATTTCTTTGGAGTACCAGCAATCCTTGCAATATTTGTTGCCTTCAAAGTTTTTCCAAATAATCTTGTCTTGGTTGCAACTGCTGCATTTTTTTAATTTCACCTGCATTCTATAAGCTTTAAAAGCCTTTCATTCTTCAAGATTATCTTTGTCTATATAATCACTATCAGAAAGCTTTTCATTTTTATCTAAACTTGTTAAATCATCAATAGATTCTGTGTAATTGTAATCATCAAACTCTACATCATCATTTGCAGGACCATAGTGCAGTACACTAATTGCAAAAGGGTCATTAACTTCATTGCTCCAATTAACACCTTCTAATGCTTCTAACTCATTGGAAGACATATTTAAAAATTGCTCAACTGACAGTTCAATTGTTTTACCATTTCTTAATTGATACAACATGATACTGTAAAATTGTTAGTCAAAGTTAACAAGAAGATGAAAAGCAAACAATTATTTATTACAGTTTTGCACCTTTTAGGAAATCCACAATAAACTCAGAAAAAGTCATTGAAAAATTATCAAACTCATGTAGACCAGAACTTACTGTAATCTTTTGATTTACAGTATCTAAAGTTATTAGCAATTCTACATCAGCATAAAGTTGTGTTCCAATACCAAATCCTGTGTCAGAATCCCAAAATGATTCAGGTATCATTTCACAAAATAACATTCTTGATAAGTAGTCTGGGTCATCCCATCTTATCTCTTTAGAAAGTATGTTGTGGACATTTGCCAACAAATTTTTTGCTGTATCATGAGTATATAAATACACTCTTCCATATGGACTAATTATTTCAATCTGTCCACTGTTTCTGTTAATATCCATGTCTTAAAATTTTGGAAAATGCTTATTAAACATAAGCAAAGAAACATTTAACCACAATATTTGAAGTGTAAGTCTATATTTAAAGTTACTTGTTAAAAGCATCTTTTCAATACAAAAACTTACACCAAATATTTTAGGATAAAATGCTATGTCAAATTTAATATGATTCATTATACTCCACTGCTACCATATCCACCTGCACCACGTTCAGTTTCTGACAATTCTTCTGACTCTTCAATTGTTACAGATGGTAATTTCATTAATATTAACTGCACTGCTCTTTCTCCTCTTCTGTACATTATTGGAAAGTTTTGATCAGTATTTTGAAAATGTGCTTTTACAATTTTAAATTTAGCCATCAACTCTCCTCTGTATCCAGAATCAATTACCCCTACAGAATTTGTTAACAATAAATCTGTTTTAGCATTGCTACTTCTAGGAAATAATAATCCAACATATCCTTCAGGTATTTCAACAGCTAAACCAAATTTATACACAACAGAATGTTCTGTACCATCTATGTCCATATCTGTTACAGTAAGATCAAGACCTGCATCTCCTGCTTTTGCATATGAAGGCATAACTGCTTTTTCATGCAGTTTTTTAATTTTTAAAGTAATGTTGTCTGTACTCATTTTATTTTGAATTTAGATTTATAAAGTTAATACTTTTTAAAAGATAGTAGTTATATTTGCAACGCTACAGCAACATTGGCAGTCTTTGTGCTTCTTGGCATTGTGAATTTTGATGATTAATTACAGGAAAGGGAGTTTTTACACTCCCTTTTTTGTTAATCAAAGACATAAGCAACAGTGTTGTCAAAAGGATTAAACTCTACCTGATTAGTTTTAGAATATCTACCAGGATTTAATACTAACAAATCATGTTCAGTATGAGTAATCAAAGCTTGATTTTCAATATTAAAAGTTATTGATTGACCATCATCAGATATTTTCTCAACAAGAATGTCACGCTTTTGTGATTTCATCATGTGTTTGTCTTTATCACCATCAGGTGTTAAATGCAAAATTTTTGTAGTTATAGTTTCCATTATGATGCAAATTTTAATAGTTTAACATACTGTTCTCCAGTTAAATGATAAGGATGACAAGATACTGAATTTTCTTTAATTTTAGCAACAATCACATCACCTTGTCTGTATACTGCTTCTACATCAGAAACTGGATATTCTAATCTTGCAGTCCAAGCAATTGCTTCAATTGCACTGTTTCTTTCACCAATGTTTTTTGGTACATAAATCCAGTATTCGCGACCTGTAGTACTACACCAACATCTTACAGCATAAATAGTAGCTCTATCTAAACGCCACTCTGAACTTTCTTCAGGAAATAGTTTTTTACCATCAATTTTGTAAAGTTCATACTTATCATTTATTGTTTCTGCATAATGTGTACCATCAGCTTTAAATCTGATACCTGTATTTTTAATTACATCAGTATCAATAAGGACAGGCTCTAACTCTGCAAACAATTTTGTTGTTCCAATAGCTTTGAAATACAGTCTTCTTACCTCTAAATTCTTTTGTGAGAAAGCTTCTGCAACTGTAATATCAGGAATATCATTCCAGTCTTTTAAAACCATTTCAGAAAACTCATCATAAGAAGAAGACTGAGCAACTGCTATGATATTCTTATGAAATTCTGGAAAAGTTTCATAAGTCTTTTTCCAAATTTTTAATGCAGTTTCTAAATCTAGTTCTACATTGTGAATATAAAACTTATACTTTGTAAAAGTTCCATAATTCATTACTCTAACTTCTGCTATATTACTCATTTTCTAATAATTCATTAAGGTTAATACAAATACCCTTATCTTCAGTTTCATAAATTCTGTATACAAACTTATCATACACATATTCATAAAACTCTCCTTTGTCTTCAAATTCATCTTTTAGCAAATCTTCATCATGCCAACAAGATTGAAGATCATCTTTGACTTCATCTTGAATTTCTTCAAGAACTTGAGGACACCAATCATTCATTTCTTTTTCAACTTTTGCAAAAAACTCTTCTGCTTCTGGTGTAAAGAAACCATTGCGCACTGAAGCGTTAACATGAAACTCATATGATTCACCTTCACATTCTATATGAATACTATCAAAATAAATATCTTTTGGAATTTTGATAACAAATGGTTGACTTGGAGTATGTGTCATTTCTTCTTCTGTACTGAAATAGTCTGTACCTACAAATTCTTTAGAATCTGCATCATATACAGCTTCACCATTTGCACTGTACTCACCAGCCCATGAACCATAGTCTAATGTGTCATACATTTTGTCAATTAACCACTCAGCTTCTGCAGAAGATGTTTGTTCTCCATCAATTTCAAACCAACACCATCCTGAATCTCCTCCACCTTCCCAGCAGAGTTTTAACTCAAAACCTTGTTCTACTTGCTCATCACACCATTTGATGATATCTTCTATTGTTAATTTTTTTGTTTCTTCACTCATGGCAATTCTACTTTTGATTGTTCAACATAATCTAATTTCTCTTCCTTAATTTGTTTAAGGACTTTTCTACCATCACCTGGTTTAAACATCCATCCAGTGATAGTCATATTGTCAAGATAATCTTTGATTGTAGGAATAAAACCTATGTCTTCCATACAATGCTGCTCGCCAAGAACTCTTGTAGGTACTTTTTTACCATCAGAGTTAACAATATATACACCAAATTCTTTTTCACACCAGAATATACCTTCAGCGTGATGGCGTAAAGCTCTGTGACGCATATCTGGGTAGTGCATTTTTGTTTCATCAAACCAATTGTGAATTGGTAAATAATCTTCTGGTACTCCACCATGCTTTTTTGCAGATGAAATACTATGATGCAATGGATGTGACATATTTAAAGATTTAAATTATTATAATTCCTTTCTTTATTAGGATCTAATATGGATTTTTTCTTCATTGCTGCGTCATCCATAAGTTTTATTTTTTTCTTAACTTGTTCTTCATCATAAGGTAGAACTTGTCCTTTGTTATGATAATAAGTTATTCTTTGAAGCTTGTGTCTGGATGCTTCAAGTCTATTGAGATAATCAGAATAAAAATAATCATCATTTCTTACAGCAGTCCAATCATCAATATCCCAATTCTTTGTGATGTAACCAATGCGTTGTTCATTTTCTTTTATTTCACGCCACATTTGTTGAGAAAACTCAATGCCTGTTATTTCATCCATTACTTTGTTTTTTCAATGATTTTAATCTCACTTGCTTTGTTCAACTCAAAATTTAACAATAATCTTAAATCAAGTTCTGACAACTTTGCGTCTTCAATAGGAATATTCATGTAATGAGATAAGAACTCTTCGTGAGATGCAAACACCAACTCTTTATCTTCAGGTAAAGTCATAATACCATCTGGCATTAATGATGCTGTACCTGTGTTTGCTCTATAAATTGCAGCTCCTGCACACTGATCTACTTTTTCTGGATCAGAATTTTTGTCTTTATATTCCTTGTCCATATGGCAAGGTAGCCAGAATGGCCCTAGAGATTGTCCTACATATACAAAAGGGTGCGAACCACCTGGCTCAGCACCCTCTAAATTGTTATCTCTTCTAAATGGACATCCTTTACATGGCTTTTTACGCTTCTGTAGAGATTGGCTCATCTTCTTTTTTGTCATTAAGGATTGTTTCAATTGTACTAGTTGCAGCATACATCAACTTAGTAATAGTTTGCCATAACAAAATCTTGTCAGCATCCATTTTCACAGTTACAAACATAAATTCTTTTGTGTATGCACTTGGAGTCATAGACACACTGTTCTTGTTTACTGTGATAATGATGGATACATCTTTTGTAACACCATTTGACAAAGTAATCTCTTCTGATAACTTGTACTCTTTTACTGTTTGTTCTATTTTCATGATTAATTAATTTACGTTGTTTTCCACTTTACATCAAAGAAGTTTTCTCTGATTGTGTCTTCTGCTAAAAGCTCTGAAGGAGGTATTAAATCATCCCATACTAATTCACCTAAAGATACATCATCTACTGAATGAGGTATTTTAATTACCTCCATTGTAAATGGATAAGACTCTTCTATGATTCTAGGATCAGGATGATAAACACCTTTTAAATATTCTATAATTTGATGAGGTTTGCTATAAATGATTATTTTTTCCATGATTCAACTTTGATTTTGTTTTCAAATCTATATTGAATTTCTTTAGCAAGCAACTTTAAGTGCCATGAAGGACCACCAAGAATTAGAGCTTTTTCTAATTCATCATCAGGAATCTCATGCAATCTTACAAAATACAATACATCATCTTTTGTATAGAATCCTCTACTTGCATAATTTCTAATAATTGAAAAATCATTATCATCATACAATACAGCAGGAAATGTGTATTTTAAATTTTTTGCATAGATTCTTGGATTTTCAAAACCACCAATTATTCTTAGTTCATTGCTACATTTGCATTTTTGAACTGGTTCAAACTTATGATTTGTTTGAATTGTCACATTGCACAATGTACAAGCACAACCTATGAATACAGGAGTCCTTGTTAAATCATAGTCAATTATTCTTTTTTGGTAGTTGTCTTCTAAAGTTGATTCTTTTATTGAATGCATTACAAAAACAATTTTTCATAAATATCAATAGCAGTATTCTCAGCCCATGTGATCATGTTTTCTTCATCAGAGTCCCAACAACCTTGATAAATATGATCTGACATGTGCATGCATTCATGCATAATTAATGCCATTAACTTATAGCAAGGTACATTGCAAGAATTTAAATTCAGAAAAATAAATGGTTTTGCATTTGAATCTTTTGGATTTATATTACATAAACCATCTATATATGTTCCACCTTCATTAATTCTTACAACAGCATCTTGCTTTGACAAACCATGCATTGTCCATACATCAAAATGGTCAAATATAGAGATAGCATTTTCACCTATGATAAGTTGAAACTCATCATACTCTATAACTTTACAAGCCATAATTTACTTTTTAAGTTTTGGATTCTTTTGGAAATTGATATAAGCTTGTGCTTTTCTTTTACTATCAAATGTTAGTTTTAAACCATCATCAGATTTTAAGTAAAACTTAATCTTAATTCCTAAAAAAGATTTTTGATAGCAAATGCTAAACATTCCATCAATTTCTACAACATTGAACTCCATAATTGAATAATTTATGATTTAATCTATGCAAAAGTACAATTATTCTATAAATTTCTTAGCATATATTGTTCTTGGTGAACAACCTAAGTTTATAGTAACTCTGAAATCTTCTTTTTCTGATTTTGTCATCTTTAACTTCTTGTCATTGATAAACTTATTTAAGATTTCATCAAACTTTTCTTCTTCAATACCATAATTCATAAATGGAATATCAATTTGACCCCTTTCATTTTTAGGGGATTTTTCCATAAGCTCATAGAAATCAGCTTTAGGTGTAGCATTTGCATATAATTCTGCATAGCATTCAAATGCTGCTTTCTTTAACTTTT